GCAGTACTTAGACTTAATAATTCATAAAAATAAAATGCCCTTTATTAACGGAAAGTATGTGCTTGATACACGAACACAAAAGAAATGGTTTAGTGGTCCAAAAGTTGTCAATAAATGTCCGAAAGTTGGTGCATGTCCGTCTGAATATGATGAGCAATGTGCGTTCGTGAAGTGGTTGGATCTAGAGGGATATAAGTTTTCCGCAATTCCAATGTCCACTTATACTGGATATTCCCAGCAAGCTAAGAATACATCATCCGGAGTCCGTGCTGGCTTGCCTGATCTGCTGGTGATTGTAAATAATAGTCTTGTATGGGTGGAGATGAAGAAGATTGACAGGAAGCCAAAGCGTGGTGGATCAGGCGGAGTGTCTGAAGTTCAGAGGGAATGGATAGAGGCGCTCAATGGGTGCGACAACTGCCAAGCTTTCGTTTGTTATGGATTTTTAGAAGCAAAAGCGGTAATTGAGGGGGTTGACAATTCGTCAAGGACATGCTAAACTGAAATTATGAAAACAGATGAACAAATCAAAGCTGAATATTACGCAGTTAATTGCCCTCAGACAGCGGATATTGGTTCAGTTCCATTGCTACGGAAAGAGATTAACCGGAAACTGGAAGCTAAGGGGTATGCGAAACTGAAAGGATATAAGCCAAGAAAACAATTAATTGCTATTTCTAAAAGTTTATGACTCGTATAAATGTTGGTTATCCTGTTAAGAAACTCACCGATAAACATCTTCTCGCTGAACACCGGGAGATAAAGCGTATTCCTAATATGATTAAAAGTGGAAAGGCTAAGATCGAAAACATACCTGAAAAGTTCTGCTTAGGGAAAGGTCATGTGAAATTCTTTTATAATAAATTGGGGTATCTTGGAAAAAGATATACAGATATATATTGCGAATGTTTAAAAAGAGGTTTTAAGGTGACTTGGTATGGGGATGCATGGGGTTCAGAAATACCAGTCGCTCTGTGCGGAGACTATAAACCAACAAAACAAGATAAGCAGCTTATCATTGATAGAATAAATAGCAGATTAAACAAATGATGGACAAACAAAAAGCAACCGCCAACCTTAAAGATTCAATCGATTGTTTGAATAAAAACAACCTTGGATATTTCATTATTGATGGCACTTTATTGGGTGCGATCAGAGAGGGAGATTTCATCGCACACGACACTGATATCGATATTGGAGTGTTTATGGAACAGTGGACGCTTGAAACATTATCGGACATTTTTCTCGATATGATGAAAAAAGGATTTATCCTGTATCACTCTTTCGGAATTTTTGGCAAGCATTTTGAATTGGCTTGGTATCGGGATGGTATCAAAGTTGATTTTTTCTTTTATTACAAGGTTGGTGATAAGATTCGCTTCAACGCTTTTTTAAATGGTGGGAGGACAATGCCTGATGATATTTTGACGTACGAATACGATGCGCTCAATTTTGATAATTTAATTCAAATGGATTTTAATGGTATTGAAGTAAATGTGCCATTACTTCCTGAACAAATTTTAATACAAAAATATGGCGAAGACTGGAAAACACCAACAAAAAATTGGAATTGGGCGACCTCCCCTTTCAACAAAATATCCTAACATAATCTGCTACGGAACATTTGACCTGTTTCACTTCGGCCATGCGCGCCTGCTCAAACGTGCGACCAAGCTCGGAGAAAAACTGATCATTGGACTTTCAACCGATGCTTTCAATAAAAAGAAAGGCAAGCAATCAGTGCAGACATATAAGCAACGCAAAGAAGTGTTGGAGATGATTGATTGTGTGGATATGGTTATACCTGAAAAGAACTGGAAACAGAAAGGAAGAGATATGGCTTTGTTTCGTGCGAGGATAGTTATGGGAAGCGACCACAAAGGAAAGTTTGATGAATATGGATGCATCTATTTGCCACGCACTCGTGGGATAAGTTCAACTAAGCTTAAGGAAACATTATGAAAATAATACTTATTTTTTTAGCAGTCTTAATAATAACTTTTTCATTTGTAAAATGGGTTGATTTTTGCCTAGATTATTTTGATGATATAGCATTAATCTTTACGATGGCACTTGGAGTTCCAGTGGCAATATTTATTTCAATAATTCTTATATTTTTATGAAATTAGACATAGGCTCAGGTCGCGCAAAACTAGCAGGATATGTGACAGTTGATAATGATATGAGTGTTGGTGCTGATCGTTATACTGATATTGAAAATAATGGATATCAACTTGTTACTGAATTTAAGGGGGAAGTCGACGAAATCCGTGCCCATCACATCCTTGAACATTTTAAGCCAGAAAACAAAGTTAGGGTGATGGCTTTATTTTACGAACTTTTAAAGCCAGGCGGTATATTAGACATTGAAGTTCCCCTTTTCCCACACCCAGCAAGCGTGCAAGATCCAACTCACATTTCATTTTGGTGCGCTGAAAGTTTCAAATATTTTATCAAAGGAGATCCATTTGGTGAGGCGTTTGCAAAAAGATACAGTCAATATCCAGTGCCACTTTTTGAAAAGATTGAAGAATGGTATAAGGGTGATAATAAGCCATATTGGGCGTATGGAATTAAGTTGAGAAAAATATGAAAATATCAATTGTTGCTGTGAACTGGTGGGCCGAGGATTTTGCAAAACTTCTTGTGGATAGCGTTTTTAGTCATGCAAGTGAAAATCCAGACATCGAGGTTATCTTGGTGGATAATAGTAAAAATCTAAAACAAGAGGATTTTGATTGTTATAAAAATTTTAATGTAAAGATATTAAAGCCCGATGAAAATCTTGGACATGGAGTAGGGATGAATCACGGTATAGGAATGGCAACAGGGGATTATATCTTGGCGCTTGATATTGATAGCCATATTTTATTGAAAGATTTTGATTTAAGACTTATCGAGCAGGTAACAAACAATCCAGAGACGAAACTATTCGCAGCAAGGGGTGGCGACCTAAAACCGGTCAGACCGCTTTGTATGTTTTTTGAGAAAAAGTATTTTTTTGATAATGGTGACAATTTCAAAGCAGTCAATTTGGATGGTGTTAAATTTGATGTTGGGGTGCATTTTTATTTCCGAACACTTTCGAGGGGAGGAAAGGTTAAGTTTTTAGAATACAAGAAGACAGAATATAAGGATGTTTGGGGAGAAGAATATACTTTGAATGGCGAGTCATTAGTTTTCCATCACTGGTACGGGACGAGATGGTTTAATGTTAATGGAGAGGCGGTGCATGAAATGATTGATGGAAGGAAATTTTCTGACTTTGTTATTTCAAAAAATAATTTATTTGAACAAATATGAAAAATCTTACCGCAATTATAGTCACATTTTTAAGAGATGAATATCTATATGTTTGCGTGGAAAGTTTGCTCAAGCAATATCCGGATATCAACATCATAATCGGCGACCAGAATCCATCCAAAGAAAAGAAAGAGCGCTTTGAGGCACAAGGAATCAGATATATTGAACTTCCTTATGATTGTGGCTTGTGTAAAGCAAGAAACGAGTTAGTGAAGTTAGTAAATACGGACTATGTTTTGATTGGGGATGATGATTTTAAGTATACCAAAGAATCAAATGTGGACGGAATGCTTGGCTGGCTTGAGCATGATGATAATATTAATCTTGTAGGCGGAAGAATTACCGAGGGTGGCACATTGAAAAATTATCAGGGCTTTATTGAGGAACATGATAAGCATTTTATATATAAACCGCTCACTGATTTAAGTGAATTTACTCCAGTTGATTTGACTTTCAATTTCTTCGTAGCTCAAACACAAGCAGTTAAATATGTTAAATGGGATGAGCAGATAAAGGTGGCTTATGAACACTCAAGTTTTTTCATTGATTTTAAACGTGCTGGATATGAGGCATTTTTTGATCCAACCGCAATAGTGATCCATAAGCCAGCTATCCAAACACCATCAAGAGACAACCACACTAAATATAAAGGCTTCCGCTCAAGGCGAAGCGATAAGAAGCGGTTTTTTGAAAAGTATGATCTGGATTACGTGATTGATATGAATGGAACACGTGACACTTATGACCGGTCAAGGGTTGATGAGATTGATTTTTTGATCACGGTCTTTGAACGCTGGGAATGTTTGGAAAACCTACTATTTTCAATCGCAAAATATTATCCGCAAGCGAACATCTTTATCGCAGACCAGAGCAAAAAGTTTATTCCGAAAAAATACAACGACCTATATTTCAAATTATTTGAAGCTGGTTTGAGAGTGAAGCCGAAAGCCTACGGGCTAAAATATGACTGCGGATTGTCAGAGGCTCGCAATTACCTATTTTCACATACCAACAGGAAATATAAATTGCTACTTGAGGAGGACTTTGTGTTCACAGAAAAGACCAACATCCCAGCCATGCTTGAACTTATGGAAAGCGACCCAAACCTAGGAATTGTGGGTGGATTGGTCATTCAAGACGGCAATGAGGTCAAATTTGAGCATTATCTCGCTAAAAAGGGGCGTACTCTGAGGCATGTGGCAAGTGGGGGATACAACGACCAAGAATACAAACTGACGGGCTGTGTGCCGAATTTTATGCTAATGAGGGCAGATTTAGGGGTTAAATGGGATGATAGAATCAAGATAAGCGGAGAACATACTGACTTTTTCCTGAAACTGGCTGAAACTGACTGGCTTATTGCCTATACTCGCAAGTCACAGGTTGATCACGTTAAGATAAACGACAGAGCATATAAGGATATGCGAAAAAGAGATGAGTTTATGAAGATACTGTTTGAAAACCATAACATCGACAAAATAATTTATATAAACGGTTACACCATCGAATATGATGGCGAGAAAATAATAACTCATTCAAAATAGATTTTACATTTTTAATTTATTGTGATATAATTGGCATATGATATTTTCAGAAAAAAAAGAAAATAATTGCTTTGTGTACAATACGGTGGATGTGTTCGGTGAGATGGAGTTCGTCAGTCCGAAAAAACTTGAACCGAAAATATTGGATCAGATATTCCTCGCAATCTTTAACATTAAATCAAGCTCCGAAACGATCGAGGGGACAATAAAAAGTATCGGAGTATCCTACAAATTCAAGAAAGCAAAGCAGTGGGATGAGTTGGATGAGGAAGAAGAAGTAAGGGATGTTAGAGAATATTACAAGAAAAAATATACTCCAAGATTTAACTGGTTTTCATTTTCATTACTAATTTTTTATTGCACTATTATTATTGGTTGGTTAATTTTAATAATTTTATTCACAAAATAACAACATGGAAACAAAAGAAATCATCGAAAAGATTTATTCATTGAATGCGGAAGTGCAAGGACTTTTGCAAAAGGAAAGCGATCAGTACTTGGAAGCAACATCTCATCGCGAAGATAAAATTACAATCACCAGAGAGGAAAAAGAAATTGAAGTGACTGAAGGCGAGCTTTGGGAAGAGGTGAGGATTGTAGGCGGTGGAGGGGAAGCGGCTAAATTCTTGAAACAAAAGTATTCCGAAGTATTCGAAACTGCTGAAATAAGGGAAGCCAAAAATAAAGAACTACACGACTTCATTCAGGAACAACTTGGATTTTCATTCAGACAAATGGGAATTGCAGACTATATGAAACTGACTGAGATGTTAATTGATTATAAGATGCAAAAATAACATCAATCCCCTATCCCCTACCGACACATATATCCAAAAAACACTCCCCTAGCAAAATCAGATAGTAGTTAAGTATAGTAGGGGAGTGGTAAACAAGGCTTAAATAAAGCAATTCAATGAAAACAGTTATCCCGGATAAAAATGTTCCAATTTTAGATGAAGGACCAGTAATAAAAAGGAAGATGGACGCTGTCAGGTTAAAGCCCTGGCCGAATGGTCCTAAATATAGGGTTCTTAATATTAAAGAGCGTGATTTGCTTTATGCTCTTTATGAAAAATGGAATGGGAGAGTCTATCAAATAATTTTAGATAAGGATTGCCAATGGAAGTCGTGGAGTCAGGTCGCCTTTTATTGTTCATATTACCACTTCAAAGACCAATTGATTGTGAATAAGACTAAGAAAAATCAGGAGATTCTTGATAGATTGCAAGATGCTAAAATGAAATCAATTGAAGGTGCAATTGATTTGCTAGAACGAAGAAATGTTTTTGTTAGGAATAAAAATGGAGTTCAGTTATTCGATAAAGAAGGAAAGCCACTTATCGTTGAACAACTTCCCTTCTATAAAGAAATAAAAACTGCTTGGGAAATAATCAAGGTTGAACTGGGAGAACCAACGACTATTTCAAAGGGAGACATAACATCGGGAGGTGAAAAAATAACCAACGAGATCAACGTAACCTTTCACGATTTTTCAAATGAAAATAACTCCGAGTAAATTATATAAGCCCCTGTTTCTTGAAAAACCAAGATATATTATTTGCATAGGTGGTCGTGCATCTGGTCGTTCGTATGCGGCTAGTCAATACGCAATGCTCCAACTGCTAAGCGCCAAGTACTTCAGATGCGCGATCATGCGATTTGTATTGGGAGATATTAGGAACTCAATATTTCAGGAAATCAGAGATAGGCTCGAAGAACAGGAGTTGGAAACGAAAGTTGAGATAAGAGAAAATACGCTGGAGTTTAAATATGGAAACAATAAAATCAATGGTATCGGATTTAGAAAGTCATCGGGCGATCAAAAGTCAAAACTGAAATCGCTGGCTAGTTATACCACTGTTATTATTGAGGAGGCAGACGAAATTTGCCAAGAGGACTTCCAGCAACTAGATGATTCGCTCAGAACAATCAAATCAGACATCACTGTCATTTTACTACTCAACCCACCGGATAAGAATCACTGGATAATCAAGCGCTGGTTTAATTTGGTGAAGTCTGATGTTGATGGATATTATAATTTCGAGCTGAAAAGCACGGAAAAGGATGCGATATTCATTCACGGAACTTATCTGGACAATGTCGCAAACCTCAATCAGAAAACAGTTGACAATTTTGAGAAATATAAAGATAGGAATCCGGATCACTATTACAACATGATCAAAGGACTGGTGAGCGAGGGTGCGAGGGGTAGGATATTTAAAGATTGGAAGATTATACCGGATAAAGAGTTTGATGAGCTTCCCTATGACAGCTACTACGGACTTGATTTCGGGTATTCCGGTCATCCGGCCGCACTTACTGAGATTAAAGAACATAATGAGAATGTCTGGTGTAGGGAGATTTTGTATGAGGTAGGATTGACAAACACAGGATGCAAGGGAAATGATTTATCTAGCAGGTTTGAGGATTTAGGACTGGAAAAAGGATCTTCCGTTATTTATGCTGATAGCGCAGAGCCTAAATCTATTGAAGAACTAAGAAATGACGACTGGGATGTTCGTCCAGCTCCAAAGGGTCCGGATAGCGTGAGAGCTGGAATAAAGCTATTGCAAGGCAGGAACGTATTCTATACCGAATCAAGCACAAATATAGACAATGAAGCTCAAAATTATAAATGGGCGTTGGATAAAAACAAAGAGCCAACTAATAAACCGATTAAGGAACTAGATGATGCCTTGGATTCTATAAGATACGGAGTTTATTCTAATCTTAATCAGGGATTTATCGGATTTGTTTAAATATAAAATATGCAAAACGAAAAACTAATACAAAAAATAAAAGAACTGGCAGAGCGGATTAAATATGGAAATGCAACCATAGAATTTACTTTTAGTCGTGGTGAGATTGTGAAGGCGACAATAAAGGAAAGTCAGGAGGTTGTTTTGATTTGACACTTTACCTAAAAGTATGCTATAATTAACGCACAATATTAGAATACTTACTCGGACATACCGAAAGAAGATAGCAATTTAATTGTCTTTTTTCGGTTTTTTATGTTCAAAAACTTTAGTGCAAGAATAAAGAACTTTATTGGAGATCCTTTCACAAGCATCTCAATTTTGCCTTTTTCAAAATACAAAAAAAATTATTCCCCTACTGATTACCTTAATTCTTATGGAATATCTCTTTATGCAAACAGAGCTTTAAATAAACGTGCTGAAAAGGTGGGTCAGGTTCAATTTGTTTTAAAAAAAGGCGACACGGTCATTGAAAAGCATGAAATACTGGATTTATTGGCTAAGCCGAACGGAGTCTTTTCTGGCAGGGAGTTTTGGTCACTTTATCAGAAATATATGGATATTTTTGGTGAGGTTTATATTACAACTGACAAAGAGTCGAGAATGGGCGGAAAGAAAAAAACCAGTAATCTTACCTTGTTAAGAAGCGACATGGTTGAGCCTTTTTTCAGTAAAGAAACAGGTGAGCTTGTTAAAATAATTCACAAAACAGCTAATGGAGAAACACCTTATGATGAGGATCAGGTTATTTATGCTCACAATCCTAATCCAGAAGCTCCGCTTCGTGGTGAATCGCTTTTGCAGTCCGGAATAAGACAAATTGAAACTTCCACACAGATTGACGAGTATCATTCAAAGATTTTAGAAAATGGAGGGCGCGTGGAGGGTGTTTTCAATTTCAAGACCGGCTCAATGACAAAGACGCAGCTTACCGAGCTTAAAGAGCGCTACCAAGAAGAATATGGAAACGCAAGTAAGGCAGGACTCCCGATGTTTCTTGCTGGAGACGCTACCTATGAACGTCTAGGACTTAATCCATCAGAACTGGCATATCTTGAAACTAAAAGCGTGACTCTTAAGGATATCTCAATATTAACCGGTGTTCCAATAGCAATTTTGGGTGTTACCAGCGATCAAACATTTTCAAATTCAGATGCTTCAATAAGGATATTCTTAAGTGAAACAATCAATCCTTTAATGGAATCTCTTGTTACAAAACTTAATGAAAGTCTTGTTGATGAAGACTTGGAGCTTTCATTTATTGATCCTACACCTGAAAACAAGGAGGAGAAAAGAAAGGATATTGAAACTGCGGACAAGGTTCACGCTCTAACGACTAACGAAAAACGTGAGGCTTTAGGACTTACGCCAATAAAGGGTGGCGACACTATTCTTGTGCCGATGAATTTAATGCCAATGGGAACTGGCGAAACCGCTCCAATAGAAAAGCCGGAAGAGAAAAATAAATCTGGCTGTTGTGGGGCCGAAAATAAATCTGATATTTCCCATCCACTGAAAGATGAAAGCGTCAGGAGGCTTTATCATTCGTTATGCCTTAAAAGGCTCGACAGGAGGCAGAATTTGATGGAGGGAGTGATTCAGGGGTACTTTGATGAGCAAAAGGACAGAATTGTTGAAAAATTAAGCGCACAGAAGCATTTTAGGCAAAAAGACCTCTTAACAGAGATATTCTATACATCATTAGAGATAAAGCTTGCTAAAGAGACTGTATTGCCAATACTTAACCAGTTGATGATCGAAGCGGCCGAGGAATCAAAGCAAATAGCTGGATCGGATTGGGATTTTGAAAATACTCCAGATGTGCAAGGTTGGCTTGATAAAAAGACCAGTATTTTTGCCGAACAAATAACTAACACGACATTTAAGGAACTTCAAAAGCAATTCCAAGACAGTCTTAATATGGGAGAGAGTAGATTGGAGTTGATTAAGAGAATTGAAGACACCTACGGAGATATAAATAAAGCGCGTGCGGCTACGATAGCAAGGACAGAGGTTCACGGCGTCACTCAATACGGAACATTCCAGGGTTACAAACAGGCAGGAATGCCAATCAAGATATGGGTGTGGGCGCCAGGAGTCAAGGGAGGAGTGAGAGAACACCACCAGGGAATGGACGGAGAGGAAAAACCGATTGGAGTGGCTTTCAGTAATGGATTGATGTTTCCGGGTGGAACTGGTCCAGCCGAAGAGGTAATTAATTGTGAATGCTTTATTTAATAAACAATAAATTATGAAGAAATTCTATCAAATAACAAATAAATCTTTCGATGAGTTAGGAGTTACAACTCAAAAAGAGATGTGGGAAAAGGTCAAAGTTGACCATAAAGGTCTTTGCGCTTGCGTTACGACTGTTTTTACTAAGGCGGAGGACAGCGACAATAAGTTTAATGTTGTGATGTCGACTAATTCAGAAGATCGCCACGGAGATATTGTGGAGCAGGAATGGGATCTAAAAAGCTTCAAGAAAAATCCGGTCTTTCTCGATTCTCACAATTATAATTCAATTGAACATATTATCGGAAAAGTAAACAAGATTAAGGTTAAGGATGGAAAACTACAAGGAGAAGTTGAATTTGCTCTTGACAATCCAAAGGGACTACTTGCTTTTAACCTTGCTTCCAAGGGATTTTTAAATGCAACATCTGTCGGGTTCATACCGAAAGAATTTAGTGATGACGGAAAGATAATGAAATCTGAACTGCTTGAGGACAGCGCAGTTTCCGTTCCAGCAAATCAAGAGGCATTATTTGAAAAAAAAGAAATTGAAAAAGAAGAGCAAGAGATTAAAGAAGAAATAAAAGAGGAGGTGAAATCAGGAGAAAGAAAAAATCTGAAAGTAGAAGCATTGAAAAGATTGGCTCAAAAACAAGATGAAAAGAGAAAGAATATATTGAAAGAAGTGCTTGCTGTAACACAGCGGTTGTCTAAAGGCGAGGTCGACGCACAAAAAAGACGACAAATGGCAAATCGAATAATTAAACAGGTAATGAAAATAAAATAATATGGATTTTTTGAAAAAATTGAAAGCTTTGCTTGCTAAGGGATTTGCGACATCTTCTGAAAAGGAAATGATCAAAAAAGAACTTGAAGCGCAAAGCGATGAGGTGAAAGAAGTTGCTGAGGAACTTGCTGAACAAGTTGAGGCACTTCCTGAAGTTGATCCTGAAGAGGGAAAGACTGAAGAAGAGGTAGAAAAGGCTATCAAAAGCATTATGAGCAAAGAAAAATCTGAAATTCTTGACGAAGTTCAGAAGATTCTTGATGAACATAAGGCTAAGGCAGTTAAGGGAGTTGGTGCTTATTCTCCAGAGGCTAAAAAAGATGCTCAGAGAAAAGTAATGAATAAGTTTTTGAGAGAAGGACTATTGTCCGTGATAAACGGATCAGAGTCTAAAGAATTTGCTGCAGTTAAGAAAGAAATGACTACAGGCTCTTCAACTTCTCCTTATGCTGGATATATCACAGACGAATTTTTGTCTGCTGAAATCCGTCATCTGCAAGTTGAATATGGTGTTGCTGCAAGGGAATTTACAACTGTAAGTTTCATGCAATCATCATACAAGGCTAATAACCTTGCAACTGATGTGTCTGTATTTTGGGTTGATGAAGCTGGTTCTATCAGTTCAACGCAAGCTGTTCTTGGACAGGAAACATTGGAGCTTAAGAAATTGGCTGCAATCATAACCCTTACAAGAGAATTGCTTCAAGAACAAGAAATTGACTTTGTTTCTTTCTTGGGTTCAAGAGTTGCTGAGGGATTTGCAAAAGCAGAAGATGAAGCTTTCTTCAAAGGTGATGGAACTTCAACTTATGGTTCGTTTACTGGTCTGCTTGAAAACTCAAACGTTAATGAGGTAACTATGGATTCCGGAGACACTGCTTTCACTGATATCACTGCTGAAATATTCATTGATATGATTGACGCAACTCCACAGGGAGCTTTGGCAAACGCTAAGTTCTATATGCACCGATCGATACTTAACCTTGTTAGAAAGTTGAGAGAAGATGCAGTTTCTGCTGGAGATGGAAAAGGTGGATTCCTGTATCAAATGCCGTCAGAGGGAAGACAAGGAAACATTTGGGGATATCCTGTTGTTGAAGTTGAAGCTATGCCTACAAAGGGAGATACAGCCGCTGCTACTTCTTTCGTTCTCTTCGGAGACTTAAGAAAAGCCACAATCCGTGGAATCAGAGGTGGTATTACTGCAGATAGGTTTAACGCTGGTTCAATAAGAAATGTTGCAGACAATGCTGATATTAACTTGATCACAACTGACAGAGAAGCTGTTAGATGGGTATCTCAAGTTGGTTATATTGCAATTGTGCCAACAGCTGTAACTAAATTGACCACTGCCGCTGCTAGTGCATAGGCATAGTGTGAGTAAAATTTAATAAGTATTCTTAGGGAAGCTGATTGGTTCGGCTTCCCCATAGAATCCTAATAAAAAATATATGAAAAAAATATACAAAAATAAGAAGACTGGGAAATTCGTGATCACGAGTCAGGAGCTTGATAAGGTTGATTATGAGTTTATCAAGGTTCAAGGTGAGATGAAGACAAAAAACGGACAAATGTCTAAGAAACGCATAAT